ATTTTCCTTACCTTTATTTTGCCCATTTAGTATATAAGTTTCACTATCATTTATAGGTGTTTTTATTTCTCCTACAGGTTTGCCTATAAGTGATGGTTCATTGTAACTATCCATAGGATATACATTTGCAACTCCCAAATCTCCATATCCACTAGCATCTTTTTCTAGAAAATCAGCCATAGCTTTTATAATCGCAGATTTTTTCTTACCTCTACGTAGGTTTTTTCTATTGATTTTTGATGCGTGTGTAGGTGTATTCATTATGTTAAATGCACTTCTTATTTGTGGTATCTGACTTTTTTTACCAGTAGTAGTTTTCCCTGATTCTACAAAAGATCCATCACTACCTGAATATTTACTGCCAAGGAAATCTTCTATATCTTTTTTTCTAGTGCTCTTCTTACCTTTACCCTTCTTACCTTTCTTTTCTTTTTTAGGTTCTTCTTTAGGAGTCTCATTTTTCTTACCTTCAAATATCTCTTCTCTCTTTTTCTTTGCTTCTTTATGTTCTCTCATTAATTTTGTTAATGGATCTTCGTCTTTCTTTTCTTCTTTTTTAGTTTTACTTTCTTTTTTATTATCCCATACATTACCTTTATCATCTGCTGTAAAATCTGCTGTTTGTTTTTTATCTTGTTTCTTACCTTGTTCTTGTTTTTGACCCATATCTGCTGTTGCTGATTGAGATGTTTTATCCTGTGTAGTGCTTTGTTGATAGTTCTGTTGTGATGCCTGTCTTGATGATTGGTTAGATGCAGTTGAAGATCCAGGTCTTGGTCCTTGACCTTGTGCTAATTTTTTATCTTTCTTACCTCTACCTATTAATCTATTTAGAAAATCTTTTGCTTTTCGTCTTTTACTTTTTTTATCTTGTTTTGCTGTAGTAATTTTACCTTGTTTTGCAGGAGTTCCATGAGTTGGAGATGCACTATCTTTACCTCTTGGGTCTTTACCGCCTGGTAAATTTACTGGACTTTTTGTATTATCTCTATATTCTGTTCCTTGTCCTAATGGTGTAGGATCATCTGTTTTTACATTTGTTGGAACTAATTTTGATAATGGTGCTTTTTCTCCATATGGTTGTTTACGATGTGTTGCAAATGTAGTTGCACGTTTCTTCTCATGTCCAATAGGTAGTGTTGGTTTTACTTCAGGTTTCTCTGTAAATCCTCTCCATCCTGTACCTGCACCTGTAGTTCTTAATCTGGGATCTTCTTGTGGTTTAACTTTACTACCTATATTAGAAAGTGGACCACCAACACCAGTTGATCGTTGATATTTTTTTGCTACATTTATTAATGATTTATTTAATTTACTTACTTTGTTAAGTTTCTTTTTTAATTTCTCAATCTCTTCTAACTTACCATCTGTTAGTTGTTCTAATGGTTGTTCTTTAGATTGAGAAGCTTTTAATCGTGAAATTAAATCTTTTTTCTTTTTAGGATCTTTTACTTGTCTAATTAAATTATCTATATACTTTTCTAATTCTCCCATATATAAAACAGGTAGTATTCGTATTTAAATTTAACCGAACAAAGCCTTACGTAAGTTCTTACCTACGTCTATTACATGCCATGTTCCACCTGCTGACATAGCCTTACATGCTAGAACTAGACTATCTGGATAGTCGTCATGTTCGTCTGATTTAATCTTCATGATACCTGTCTCTGTATATTCTCTTCGTAAATAGGATAGTTGGTATATCAGTTTGTTAATCTGTTTAAGTTTGATTCTGTGATTCTCAAATAGTAATCTAAGATTTCTATACATTTCTGCCTTCTCCTGTAACGTAAACATGACACCTCTTACTGGTGTTCCCTGTGATCTAGCCAAGTCTACTAGACCTCCACCCAATCCAGTCTCATCTACGAATACGGTTTCTATGTTATACTTTCTACAAAAGTCCTGTATTCTACCTGATACCTGAACCACGTTGGATTGTGCCTCATGTTCTACTTCTTCGATAAACGCTACGTCATTACTGTCCACACCTAATACTGTGAATACTGTCTCGTCTCTACCAGTTCTTGCTACGTCTACACCCATGTAATATGTGACTCTGCCTTTAGGAGTATAGTCTGTAATAGATTCCATGATAAGACTGTTAGGAATTAACGCATCTCCTATGTCCAAGAAGTTACCTTCAATTTCCTGAACATATGCATCTCTGGTAAGGTTCTTAATTTCCTCTACAAATGCAGGGTCATCATTAATCATAGGGTTGTCTAGTGATGTAACATGAAACTCTGTCCATACACCGTCAGGTTTTGTAGGCTTGGAATTCATACATGCTTCATAGAAATATCCTGCCTTGCTGAATGGTGTAGATGTAAGCCATACCCTAGACTTTGTAGCCATACCTGATGGAAGGAAAGCCTTGAGAATATCTGTCTTGATAAATGAACATTCGTCTGCTATGATAACGTGTGGAGAATAACCTCTAAGTCCTGTACCTGTCTCTCCTGTAGCCCTTGTGATAATCTTGCTCATTCCAGAGTTGTCTAGAAAGTTAATCCATAGTTCTGATTGTGTGTTCCTAACCACGTATGCTCTGAGAAAGTCACTGTTCATTACAAGTGTTCTGATTCTATCGAACATGATACTAGCCTGATTTTGTGTAGGTGCTGCTATAACTATGGTACATTCTTTCTGAACTGTCTCTAACAACAAGGGAGCAAAGAAGGCAAAATGAATTGTCTTTACTGCTGTAGACATTGTTTTACCTACCTGTCTACCAGAACGATATACAATGAATCTATCCATACAATCAACATATTTTTTATTATATTCAAACAATTTGTGACCTAGAAATATCTCACTGAAAGCACTAGGCTTTGTAATACACTCTGTCAGAGATTCCACAAAGTTTCTACGTTCTTCTATAAACTCGTCTGTTGGTTTTACCAAATCAATCACTAGATTTTTGAGCCTTTATCTGTCGGAAGATAGACTCTATGTCTCCTTGTTTGTTAAATCTCTGTTCCTCACTAACCACAATCTTGTTGGATATTTCTCCTATTGTGGATATGATTTTAAGTAAAGTGTTAATCTCTGATTTGGTATTTCTATCTGGAATATTACCATCAAACTTTGATTCTGTCAGTGCCATCAATACATTTTCAAATGATAACTTTGCTAACATGTCTAACATTGTCTTAACGTGTTCTGGATTTCTTGTATCAAGTTCGTTAATTAATTGTATAAAATCCTTCCTAATCGCACACATAGCACCTGCTTCATACTTTGGACATTTACCGTTTCCACCTGTCTCTATGCTACGATATACACACTGATCACACAATGCAGGTATGTTTGCTGTCTTTAGATGTTTGGCAGAATTGAACGGAGATACTGTCTTTCTACCATCAACAACAACTTTTGCTCCATGTTCGTCTAATGGCTGAATCTTAAATATATCAGACATATAAATCAGTTAGAAAAACAAATATTTAAAGATTAAAATTGTGCTCAAGTATGTTTAATTGTTTACACATTGGCATATACAGTAATGCAAATGGTGCTTTAAGTAATGCATAATACTCTCCGTCAAGTATATCGTTCCTGTTTACGTTTATTATTTCCAGAAACTCTTTGTGTATTTCACATGCATGATTAAGCATTGGTTTCATCGCTTTACCTTTTTCTCCAAAGAACATAAAGTTAGTAGAGTTGTTATTCCATACTTCACACTTCTTTGACATGGCTGCTGATATCCATCCTGATGTATCTAGTGATTCAAACTGTCTTGTCTGTGTTACGTATCTACCCTTTGCCAATCCATGATATTTTAGATTAGCAGGTAGTTTTCGTATCTGATCTTCTGTTTCTTCCCTACCATGTATTTCTCCTAAACACACATAGGAATCTGGTTCTGGTCTTAACTGTGATAAATGATTGAGATAGTTTTCCTGTAATACAGGGATTGTCCAATCTATACCCATCTCCCTTTCTTTCTTATAATATTCCAAAGTCTGCTTCATATCATAGAATACATCAAACTGAGTTGCATAATCGTATACTCCTCTGTGTTTCTTTAGCAGTTCGTAATATCTTTCTGGTTCTGTCTTTGTACCTGCTACCACGAATATCTTTTCAAACTTGTCTCTGAACTTTGTAATGTTGGCATAAGAGTATTTGAATGATAGCATCACATTCTTTACCTTGCACTGCTCCAGTGCCTCCATGTGAGCCTTGTTGTTTCCGTTAAAGTATAGTCTCAATTCTCAAATCCTTCTACTGTAGGATTGGCTTCTACTACAATATCAGCATTTGTAAACTCCCATATCTGTCCACTATCATCTAAAATACAAGTAAACAGTTTTTGAGTTTCTAGTCCATATTCTGTGACTAACCATATTCTACCCATACCTCTTGGTGTTTCTACTTTGATTGTATTCCTTGGTTCGTATATTATCATTATCCTGCACCTATAATTTTATGACAAGTACATACGCATTTAGGCATGTTACCATATTGTATTGGACATTTGAAGTGGTCTCCATCTTTGCAACTAGGATAGATCATTTCTCATTCCATTTCTTTCTATTGTCTTCGAAACATATGGATGCAAAACCACACATGCCATCGCATAGATAACATTTGGTTCTCTCAGGCAAGGTACATTCTGTCATGGATTGTTTAATTATACGTGCCTTGTTGACCATATCTGTTAATGTCTCCTCTATTGGTTTAAGTTTAAATGCAATAGGAACTGGCATGTCACGTTTGTCTTTCTCTATTCTGTTTGAGATATAGATAACACATCCAAACTCTGCATCTATATCGTAACATTTCTTTAGCAATACTCTGTATCTGTTGATTTGGTCTACATGTGATTCACTTGCTTTGGATGTAGCCCTGCTGAAATAGTCAATAGAACCTGTAGTCTTCTTGTCGCATATTACCCACTTGTCTCCTACTTTAATCAAGTCGTCTATGCTACCGTAGATTATATCTAAATGTTCAGGGTCTTCTGGTGGTATCTGTAGTGCTTCCTCTCTTGTCAGTGGTTCATCCTTGACATAATTATATGCTAGAAACTTTTCATGATGCTGTGGTTCTGCTATCATGGAGTTGGAATGAACTGCTTGTCCAAAGTATAATGATTTAAAATCTTCTGTTGTCATGCCAGTATCAGGCATTGTTTT